CCATCAACCAATATATCGATCCGGGTTCCTATGCATATAGATCTGAGTCGGAGCAATAAAAACAGCTGGTCAATAGCTGGTATTTCATTATATTTTACAGATTTGTCCAGAGACAGTTCTTGCAACATGTCTTGCATGAACATCACTAGACCAGCATCATCCTTACCGGTGCAATATTTTATGATAACTTCGTGATGTCTGTTGGTCAACGGCGCAAACCGATAGTTCTTCTCGTGTGATATTATAGGAGCTGTGAGCGTCCATTCCATCAAACTATTTACTATATGGCTGTTATTTTAGCAACAGGGGTGTCGTTTTCACCGATTCTACCGCTGGTACGCTGGCTTGTGTCTGGTCGACTCAACGGACTCTCGATGTGTGTTTTGTACAATTCACTCATGTTATCAAATCTGATGTCCTGTATAGCGTATTTGCTGTATACCCACGTGGTGTTGAAAAACATGTCTTGTGCGCTCCATGTACCATCATGTGCATATCGCTGTGTCGAGATGTCTGTAGGTACACAATTGTAAAATGTCCATGCTTTACGTGTCACTGGGTCTGTACCAGGGCCTACCTTACCCATTTGAAATATTCTTATATGACACTTGACGTTCCTGGGATCTCCAGGTGGTCTAGCGATCAATCCGTTTTTAGCTACTGCTTCTATCCATGGTCTGAATATAAATTCTGATATAGAGCTGTGTGTTTCCCGGAACTCCATACGTATTTGATTTTCATCTGTCACGGTGTCACTAACTAATCCGGAATAATATCCACCTAATCGTGTTTGTTCCCTACCAGCTTGAACTTGTATTGTGGGTAATTCCACGCTGTGTGCCAACATACATCCGATTGAATTGGTCATGGATGTGATCAGGTTTTTTTGATTTGATTGTAACTGATCATATGCGTTGGGTCCTTCTTTATTCAACGTGTTGTCTCGATCCAGTTTCCGTACCGGTTTGGGTATATGACTGAATGTGACATACCACATCGTGGGGTTGGCTAGCACTGTTGGCCAGTTATGCATCAACAGCTCTTCAAACAAATTGAACCTTTTCGCACCCTCGCTGGTGTCCGAGCTGTAGCTCAAAGGAAATTTGATATGATCCGTCACATAATTATTTATTCATAGTGTCTAGTTATGTAAACAAAAAAAGACCGCCCCTTGGAGCGGTCTTTTATTGAGAATATTGATACGACTATTACAGTCCGGTTTCAGCGTTAGCACTACCACCGTATGTGTTAGCCGAGTTTTGTACTCCACCACCAAGTGATGGATCGGCAACAATAGCGCGGTTGTTGAATGCTGTGGGTCCTTGACGGCTCCAATAGTGGTACGCAAGGGTCACCTGACATGTGACGATCTCTCCGTCTGAGCCAACGTTGTATTCGAGGGAACCTACTTCTGTAGGATATATACCCCATAGCACGTATTGTGCGTGAGAAGCACCCATCTGGTCGAACAAACTGATCACCATGTAAGCGTCATTACTACGAACGATACTACCTGCGGTGGTACGGTCGTCAAACACTGCTGTGTTCCAGTCTTCGAATATCCGACGGATGTTCAACTGTTGGTCTAGTCTAAACGTCACGTTCCATGCATCACTTCCAGGGTACTTAGCGTTACCTGGTAAGTTGAAGTCCACGCCGTGGAAGTTGACCGGTACATTGGTCACGCTTCTTGCGGGAAGTGTGGTACTCTCTACCAACAACTTGTTTTCTACGTCATTGATACCTGCTGGTACGTCCTGACCGAAACCGGTGTTGATACTAGTAACACGGAATTGGTGTTGTCTAGCTACTTCTCGGACAATTAGATTGTCGTAAAAGTGTTCAATATCATATTCTGTTATATCTGCCATATCTGTTTTCTCCTAAAATTATTTAGTCTCTAGTCTCCTTATCCGACCAACTCACCAAAGTTTTGATCTGTTCTGGTTGCGTAGAAGTTGACCAAGATGAACTCGGCGAACCTTACTGGTTTGATGTATATATCAATCACCATCTCGTTGTTATCAATAACAGCAGGTGGGTTGTTTCTGTCGTCACATACGATTAAGTAGTCATAACAACCTTGCGTGCTCTTGACCCGTTGGAATATGGGTGTGAGAACCGCGATTATGTTCTGACGTGTCGCGAATGTGTTGGGTTCAAATACGAAGTACTTGACTGTCTTACGAACTGCCTTTTCCAAGTAGAGGAACATACGACGGACGTTGATTCTGTCGAATGCACTGGGCTTGGCTTGCAATGTCTTCTGACCAAATATCACATACCCGTCACCTGGGAACCACGCGATTGGATTGACTCCAATTTTGTAGAACTGGTCACGTTGTTTTTGATTTGGTCGTAACGCAATTTCCAATGCATTTGTTATCAAGCCTCTGGTGAAACCAGCTGGCGCGAACCATGGTTGATAAACTGAGTCGTTTGTAGCAAATGACGCCGCGACAACACCACTAGGCGGAGCCCAGAAGTTTTTGTCTTGAGTTGGATCATATTGCTTCACCCAGGTACCATAAGTTGCAGCATAGTTTGTGTTCACCACGCTCATCAAATGTTTCATTGGATAAAAGATGTGTTGACTGAAATTCTTGGTTGTATCCTTAGAAGCTACACCGTTTCTGCCCTGTACAAAGATGTGACGTAACGGGTCAATCAATGTGATGTGGTCTTTTCTACGGTCTTGAGCAAATATTACCAGTGAATCTACGCAAGATTTCCAGTTGTTGATCACTTCTTGACCGGTCCAGGATGGAGTTCCTTGTAAACCTACCCAATCAGCTGCAGCTCCTTTACTGTTTCCAATCGTGTTGGAGAACAATCCAGAAGTGTCCATCACTGCATCATCATCATATGCAACAATGATGTCTGAATTTGATGGATAATCTAATGTATCAGCATCACCGACAACCGGGTCACCATTTTGTGCAGCACTCCAATCAGCATATAATGATACACCGTGAGCAGTTTCATAAGCGGCTATATCAGCATAGCCTTTTGCATCTAACCAGTCTTGAAGAGCTTCATATTTTGTTTGCTCTTGTTTGTATTTGACATATGTTGAGATGGAGGTTAATCCAGCGTCACATGTGATGTCGATGTCCCATTCATCAAGATTTGACAGCTTGTCAAAGTTACGTTGAATTTTAGCATTCACACTACCGATGCTCTTTTTGGAGCTGGCAGGGACCTCTTCCTGATAACTACCGGTGGCCCACACATATTTTTGAGATTCAGGGTGGAACTTGACTGTAGTATTAGGTACCAATGGATTTTCTGTGTCTGTCAAGAATGTACCGGTGTTTTCCGATATGTACTTGTTAGCGAAGATTGTGAGAACGGTGCTGTTAGCATCAACTGTTTCAATGTAGAAGCTCTTGGGCTTACCACCACTGATGTTGGCTGTTTGCTTGTAAGCGTCCATACTACCAATGTGTCCTTCTTCAAGACTGAAGTCCAACATGGTTGTGTCTGTCGCGTAAATACTTTTCTTGAGCTTGAAAACTCCGAGACCGATGACGTCACGATTCTCATCGTTAGCGATATCATAGTTTGGTGTGTTTTCAAACACTTCACTCATGCTTCCACCAGCACCAGTCACTGTGTGAGCTGTAGTTTTGAAGTTTTGACGTACAACTGGTACATCGAAGTACGTTCCTTGAATACCGAAGGTTTTACAACCTTGGATAGCATCAAAGAAATTAGTTTCATTATCTGTACCATCGTTAATGGCAAACTGCATGTTGTCTCCAAATGCGAGGTAGTAGCCTTCAAAATATGTGTTGATGGTGGTCTGTGCTTTGTTCACGATGAACATTCCAGCGTACTTGGCACGTTTCACGAAAGCGCGAAGCTTGCGTTTACCATCACCGTCATAATTGTCTGGGTCAATACCAGGTACATCAGGGTCAAAGTAAGCTGGTAAGTCAGAAAACTTACAAGCATTCTTTTGTTCAGCACCTACATTTTCGAAAATTGCGTGATCATAATCAACAGTACCGTCTGAGTCTTTCAATGGTACTAAGCAATTCTCTTCAAATGAAATTTCACCATTTTTAACGGCTTGGTACTCTTCTGGCAACAGATCCATACGGATTGGTGTACCAAACATAAGCGTTGTACTGTCTGATACACTACCAAGCTTGCTACTAGCTTCAGTCGCGGTAATCATTCCGTCACCATCAGCAGCGGAGGGGTCTTGCCCTGCACCTGTGAGGGCGCTTTTTTCTGTTAAATAACTTCCGGACAATGGGTCTGCATAATGGTCATCACCACTAACAGGTAAGCAAAGAGCACTGAATAGCTCGTCGGTGAAGCCTTCACCTTTTTGATTACCATAAGGTAAGCGATTGACCAACACGTTAGCAGGACTGTTGAAAGTTGATTTTACCGTGTGGTAAAAATACCTTTCAGCTGCGTTAGTGGGGGTACCATATATTGTCTCGAATTCTGAGAAAGAGCTAACGATCAAAGTTTCATCGGTTGGTCCGTTCGAGGAGAATCCTTGAATAAGGACGTTTGTACCGATTGGGAACGATGTGCGTGAGCTAAGAT